CGAGCAGATTAATCCCAAGGGCCGCCCGATCCTCTACTTCCACACCCAAAGCAATCCCTGGGCCGGCTGGTCGCGGATGAAGAAAGAGCTGCAGAGCGAAACCAAGGAAAAAATACTGTGCCGCGCTTACGGCGTGCCCACCAAAGCCATCAGTGGCCGGTTTCCGCTGTTCAATCCGAAGGTCCACGTCATCCGCCACAGCGTTGTCCCGCAGGGCACCCGCTACCATTGGGTCGATCCGGCGAGCGGCAAGAACTGGGCCATGATCTGGACCGTCCACGACACCGCCGGCCGCATTGTGGTCTACCGCGAATGGCCAGACCAAACGTCCTACATCGAAGGCGTTGGCTACGCCGGCGAGTGGGCGCTTCCCGATGGCAAGAAGCTCGACGGCAAGCCCGGACCCGCGCAGCAGGACTTCGGCTTCGGCCTCGAGCGCTACAAGGACGAAATCCTGCGCGTCGAAGGCGGCGAGGAAATCTTTGAGAGGTGGATGGATTCGCGCTACGGCAACGCCCGCACGCTCGGCAAGGAATCCCCGACGACCCTCATCGACGAGATGGCCGACCTTGGCATGCTCTTCACGGCGACACCGGGCGACAGCATCGATGAGGGCGTCAGCATGATCAATGACGCCCTGTCATACAATCCTGAGAAGTCGGTGGACTCCCGCAACCAGCCGAAGCTGTATATCAGCGAGAACTGCAAAAACCTCATCTATGCTCTGCAGACTTATACTGGTGCGGACAAAAAACTCGGGGCCGTAAAAGACTTCGTCGATTTGCTCCGCTACGTTTGCCTCTCCGACGCCATCAACGTCGAGGGCGACATCCTGCGATCTACCGGAGGAGGCAGCTACTGATGACCATGTCGCCGCCATCCCCGCCCAGCCGCCTACGCCCCGGACGCCGCGGCAGTGACATCCCGCGCTGCGGCATCTGTGCCAAGCCGCTTCGTATTGAGGACATCCACGGCCACGACACCCACCTCGGCCCCGCCTGCTGGGACTGCGGCCCGCATCTGCAAAATGCCATCCACGCGCTGGAGATCATCATCATGCGCCGCGGCTAATTCGCCATTCGCAAACAGCAAACACCTTATGTTCACAAAAACCAAAACCATCCCCATCGACCGCTACCAAGTCACCGACAACTACGACCCCAAGGGCGCCCTGTCCTTCACCCGCGAGCAAGCCCCGCCGGCCTTCCTCGCCGTGATGACCGAGCTGCAAGACCGCATCGCCGACACATCCCTGCTCGTCTCAACAATGGCCACCGCCAAAGAGCCCGGCTGGCTCGCCCACGCCAGCGGACAACTCAACGCCCTCCTCGAGCTGTGGGACACCTTAGAGCAGCGCCGCGCCGAAGCCTCCCGCTTGGAGTAGGTTTTGCGCCGTAGTTCAAGCCACGTTTGAACTATCGGCCATAAATGAAGCAAGGGTTCACCTGCCGCCGCCATACCCGCTCGGTAATAGTTACAAAATCACCGCACATTTTGTAACACAAACTGTCATCACTTGTGCAGAAGTGTGGACGTTTCTATCCATCCGGCTCTCGTCACTCGTCACACGTCACTCGCCACTTGAAAAATAGTGCTGGACTTTTGTACAGCAGCCGCTATACTTATTAGTATCAAAGTGGAGTCGTGCCCTCATGGCACATCGGTTTGATCGGACTGGCGGACGCACCGCCTGGCACTTCTTGAGGGTTTACTCATGGACGAAGGGAAAGCAGCTCCGGCTGCAGGACAGGACGAAATACTTTCACTCGCTCTCGATGAGCTGCGGCCACCGGCCGAGCGCGTTGAGGAAGAAGTGAAACCGGAGGAATCCGGCGATCTTTCACAAGACGAGACAACCGAGGAATCCGCGGAGCAATCCGAGGAAACCGAAGATAACGAGGAAGCGACCGAGGACAGCGAAAGCTCCGAGGACGAAGACGAGGCCGGCGAAGACGAAGCGCCCACGCAGGACAAGGTCCAGAAGCGCATCGACAAATTGGTAGCCCAGAAAAAGGGCGCCCTAGAAGAAGCCGCCACCGTCAAAAGCCAATACGAGGAAGCCCAAAAGCGCCTCGCCGAGCTGGAGGCCCAGGTCAACGAAGCTGCGCGCCCCGTGCTGCAGCCGACCGCGGAGAACCCGCTGGCCGATGTAGACACCTCCGAAGCGCTGGACGCCAAAATCAAGTCCGCGCAGGAAGTCCGCCGCTGGGCCTTAAAAAACAGCGACGGCGCCACCGTCCGTAGACCGGACGGCACCGAGGTCTACGTTGATAGCGACCAAGTCAAAGACTACCTCCTCAAAGCCGACGATGTTCTAACCATCCACGCCCCGGCACGCCAGCAATGGCTCGCCCAGCGTCAACCGGCCGTCGAGGCAGCGAAGAACCTCTTCCCCGACATCCTCAAAAAAGGCACGCCAATGCAACAGGCGTACCAAGCCACGGTCAAACAACTACCAGAGCTGCTAAAGCGACCTGATGCAGAATACTGGGTCGGTCTAGCGCTCTACGGAGAGCAGCAAATCATGGCAAAAATGGCCGCCGACCAAGCCAAGAGTAAGGCCGCCGGCAAAGTCTCGTCCGCGAAAGCAGCAAGTAAAACGCCCACACCTGTCAAGCCGATCAGTTCGCCGAAAACTTCGACCAAAGGCGCGTCCAAAGTGACGCGCGACAGAATGCTCGCCTCGGGTCGTCTTGATGACGTTGCCGATTTTATGAGCGAAGCGCTGTTCGGATAAACCCAACAAACCTTAGAAAACTCTAAATATCATGTCAGCTCCCGCAGGAACTCTCTTCCCAGCAGTTGGCAACCGCGAGGATCTCCTCGACGTGTTGACCGTTGTTGATGCGAAGAACACCCCCATCTCCAGCTCGGTCGCCAAAACTGGCGCCGACATCACCAATCCCTCCGTCTACTCCTACCTCGCGGATTCCTACAACACGCCCTCCACGGACGGCGTCGTTGATTCCGCCGACGTGTCCGAGTTCTCGGATGCCACCGCCAACCGTGTCCTCCTGAGCGCCCGCGCCCAGAAGATGCGCCGCACCGTCCGCGTCAGCGACTTCCAGGCGAACCTCGCCGATGTCGCCGCGATTGGCCGCAAGCGCGAATTTGCGCGTTCGACGGCAAAGGCCTTGACGGAACTCAAACGTGATATTGAGGCCACAATCTCAAGTGACAACAACTCCGTCGAAGGCTCCGGCTCCGTCGCCTACAAAACGCGCGGCCTTGGTTCCTGGATCGCAGCCTACACCGGCACAGGCGACTTGCCCGTCCCGGCCTCGCAGGCCACGCCGTCCGCGTCGCTCAACAACACTGCGACCGCCTCGCTCACTGAGAGCAACCTGCAGAACGTCTTGCAGTCGATCTACGAGCAGACCGGTTCGCAGGACCGCTTGATCATGGTGGCCGGCCCTTCCCTCAAGAAGGCCATCACCAACTTCACGCGCTTCACGGTGAACAGCACCTCGAACGTGTTTAACCTCCGTCAGACCGCGCAAGCCGCTGGCTCCGACAAGCTGGTGTCGAACATCTCCTTCTACGAAGGCGACTTCAGCACCGTCGAGATCGTCACGTCCTTGTTCCTGGCCGCTAACGCCAGCACCGACGCCGAGAAATACGCCCGCGGTTATGTTGTCTCGCCGGACCACCTCATGCTGAGGTATGGCCGCCGCCCGCGCTTCCAAGAGCTGGAAGACCAAGGTGGTGGACCTCGCGGTTTGGTGGACGCCATCGTCTCCCTCGCCGTCATGTCGCCCAAGGCCATGGCGAAGTTCAACGCGACTGCCTAAGTCAAACTCTTAACAACTAACTAGAAAAAAACTAATCAGATGAAAGTGTTTGAACTTCCCGCAGAGACCAAAGCCGCCACCGGCTTCACGCACAAGGCCGTCGTTACCCACACAGACCTCACCGAGTCCACCGCCGACACCGACCAGACGCTCTCGCTTCTGGCCCTCGAAGCCGGCGATGTGGTCACCACGGCCGCCTGGAAACTGGTCACGCCCTTCAAGGATGCCAGCGACAGCGCCCTCAACGACACCAAGGTTCAGCTCGGCGACAGCTCCGACGACGACGAATACGTCGCCGCCACGCAGGTCAACGAGAACGGCACCGAAGTCCTCTTCGCCGCCGCCGCTCCCGCCTCCGTTCCGTTCGTTTACACGGCGGCCAACGCGGTCGAACTCTTGGTTGAGTCGATGACGGCCAAAAGCCTCAGCAACGTCGACACCGGTGAACTTCACGTTTACCTCGGCGTCGCCAAACTGAGCGACCTCTAAGCGTCTTAACACACGGCGGCTCCTTCGGGAGCCGTCGCAGTTAGGATGTCATCAGAAATCTTCGGCGATCTGGTCGCCGACATGGATGGCGAGCTGGCCCAGCTCGTCCGGGATGAACTGAAGACCGGCTGGCATGCCCAGCAAGTCATGGCTGGCATTCAGTCTACCCGCGCCAAGCGGCTCAACGACCAGATCGAGCACTGCACCGTCGATGGACTCGGCCAGCATGTCATGGACGTGCCGGCCGATGCTTATTTCGCGTGGCAGCAACACCTTGGCCGCGACTGCTGGGGCGACAAATCGTTCCGCTCTTGGTTCCTCAAGAAAAACCCGCAGTGCGCGGTCAACTACACTCCACGCAATCCCACCATCCTCGTCCCATGACTCTTAAACGAGAAGACCTCACCAAGATCATCGGCGACATCGACCAGGCCGACGCTGACGGCAGTCAGTATCAACAGCGCAAGGTCAAAAACTTCAACACCCGCTACTGCATCTGGCCCGGGCAAACGGACGATGGCCGCAAGCACCAGAGCGCCTACGGTCAAAAGATCTTCCCGTGGGAAAATAGCAGCGACGTTAAGATCTTCCTCAGCGAGCAGATCATCCGCGAGCGCGTCATCTCCCTCGTCAACGCCTTCTTCAAGGCCCGCGTCCAAGTCCAGCCGGTCGAGTCCATGGACATCGACAAGCGCAATGCCGCTGAGAGCGTCCTCAAGTGGCTCCTCTTCAGTCACTGCCTAGATGACCTTCGGCGCGAAGTCCGCCTCGCCGCCGAGATGCGCGAGACCTACGGCCTGGCCATCATGGCCGTCGATTGGGAGCAGCAGACCCGCGTCGAAATCAAGACGTTCACCATGGAAGAGGCCATGATGATGCTGCAGGAAAGCCAAGACCCCAACCTGCAAGCCCTCCTTGAGGTCATCCTCGATCCTGAGCAAGAAGAACTCGCCGCGCAGTTGATGGGCGAAATCATCCCCGAGCTGGGCAGCACCACCAAAGTCCGCCAGTTCCGCGAAAAGGGCGAAGTTGAATGGGAGCAGCCCTACATTTTCTCCAGTAAGCCGGTCGTCCGTTCTTTGGAACCGTGGGAAGACATCATCTTCCCCATCCAGACCGACAGCATCCAGCGCGCCCCCTTTGTCGCCCGCCGAGAACTCCTCAGCGAGTTTGAACTCCGCGAGCGCGCCACGCTGGAAGGCTGGGACAGCGAGTGGGTCGAGCGCGCCGTCAAGCACAAGGGCGAGCTGAAGCGCATCCACCTCAACATCCACCGCAGCGACAACTTCCTCTTTGAGCAGCTCCGCGACCTCATCGAAGTCTGGCACGTCTACAAAAAGGAGCACGACGACCGCACCGGCGCCACCAAGGTCACCAGAACGGTGCTTTCGTACAACATCACCGACAAGCCCGCTCTTCATGAGCTGATGCCTTACGACCACGCGCAGTATCCCTTCGTCGAACTCCCGCGCGAACGCAACACCCGCCCGCTCCTCGAATCCCGCGGCATCCCCGAAATCGTAAAAACGGCCCAGGAAGAGATCAAGGTCCAGCGCGACTTCCGCGTAGACCGCGCCAGCATCAGCATCCTCCCGCCGCTCAAGACGCCCGCCGCCCGCGGAAAATTCGACCTCGTCCTCGGCCCCGCCATGCAGATCCCCGAGCGCCGCCCCGGAGAAGTGTCGTGGATGGCCCCGCCGCCGTTCGACCAAGGCAGCATCGAAGTCGAAGCCGCCACCCGCGCCGACATCGACCGCTACTTCGGCCGCATGACCGAAGCCGTCAACCCCAACATGGCGATGCTGCACATGCAGGAGCTGGTCGATAGCTGGCTCATCGACATGAAGCTTGTGATGGCCCAGGTCATGGCCCTCAGCCAGCAATACATGACCCCCGAGGAGGTCGCGCGCATCACCGGCAACGAGCAGCTCCAATTCAACGCATCGCCCCAAGACATCCGGGGCCGCTTCGACATTACCGCTGAGTTTGACGCGCGCCTCCTCGACAACGAAGCCCTCGGGGCAAAGCTCGACTACCTCGCCAAAGTGCTCGTCCCGCTCGACAGCTTCGGCGTCATAGACCGTGCCGGCTTGGTCAAATACATGTTCCAAGCCGTTGACCCGAATCTTGCCGGCCTCTTGGTGCAAGACATCGGCGCCGCCACCGCAGCCGAGCAAGAGGACGAGCAAACCGCCTTCGCAAAAATCGCCGCAGGCACCGAACCCCCATTGAAAGAAGGCGGACAAAACGCGCAGGTAAGGCTGCAAACCTTGCAGCAAATCATTCAGTCCAACCCCGCCGTCCAGCAGCGGTATCAGTCCGACGAAATCTTCCGCAGCATGATCGACGCCCGCGCGCAGGCTTTCCAGTTCCAGCTCCAGCAGCAGCAAAACGCCGTCATCGGCCGCACCGGCGCCCAACCCGCGCTGCAAAAGATGGCGCAGGAGCAGCAACTCGGCATGACCGCCCAACCCGCCGCCTAATCGTATGCACCCCAACGTCTCCGTCAGAAACATCGCCGGACTAAACATACCGCAGCATAACGCGGTTGAGCTGAATTACGTCTCCACGACAAACAACCTTTCCACGGTGGTCTACAAGGAAGGCAGCCAGACTGTCGCCACGCTCACCTTCACCTATGTCGGCGGCACGCCGTCCTCGGATGACGCCAAGATCGCCACAGTGACCCGAAGCTAATGGCCATTAAGTTCAATCCGCTGACAGGAAACTTCGACTTCACCGGCTCCGGTGGAGGCGGCGGCGGATCTGCCTTCTTCGCCGGCGAAGTGGCAACCTATGCGGATCTCCCGCTCGACGGCACGGCGGCGCTCAATAGCCGCTGGCTCGTCCGCAGCGCCAGCGGCGTCTGGCCGTTCCCTGGCTACCACCAAGGCGGCATCTATGTGCGCGTCTCCACCGCCGGCGTGGACCGCGCCACCGACTACCTTCTGGCCGACACCAATTTCCCCGACGTCTTCAGCGACGCCGCCTTCACCGTCTACGACGACGCCGACAGCACCCGCAGCATGCAAATCGAAGTCACCGACAACGAAACGCTCACCTTCAAAGTCACCGGCACCGACAGCGTCGTCCGCTCGGTAGCCTTTGCCCTCTCAGCCATCGTCCTCGCCGCCCTCATGGCCAGCTCGGCCATGGCGCAAAACATCGGCCTCGTCACCGACACCAACGGCAACGTCGTCACCCGCCGCACCAACGAACTCGTCTGGAGCAACAACCTCCGCTTCACCCCGCTCACCAACGCCAACTCCCGCACCGCCATCATCGGCACTAACGGCGCCCTGACCGCAGGCAACCCGCCTAGTGCTGCCGCCGCTAATGGTGCGTTGCTCACCGCAGACGGCGCTGGCGGTTCGTCCTTCGTGGCCAGCCGCACGGTGACCAAGTTTACCGCGACCAACGAAAGCAAGACATCGTGGACCAACAACACGGCGACCGCCGCGACCAACGCATCCGCGCAGATTGGCACTTGGGTCGTGGACGCCAACGCGACTTACGCGGTGGACTATCTGGTCTGGTTCTCCTCTGACAGCACTAACTCGGCATTCGCTGCGTCATTCGTCATGTCGCAACCGATCGCGCCGACGAGAAATATGCTTGGACTAGGTGTGACAGCGGCGGCCGGTGTCAGCTTTATCGGCTCGGCCTATGCGACCAACACGACAGCCGTGTCTATACCTGTTGCGTTGGCCGCTTTAAACCAAAGCAACAGCATCGTGACCGGCAGATTCATTTTCCGCAGCGGCGCCAATGCCGGGACGATGGCCTTCCACTGGACCGCTGGAGCCAACGTGACCAACACGCTCTCGCTGGTTGCTGGAACCACAATCACCGTAAACAAACTCGCACCTTAACTTCATGAAACATCTCCTCATCCTCCTCCTCGCCGTTAGCGCCCACGCGCAACTCCTGCCCGTAACGCCCGCCGAACGCGCCATCGCCGACATCGACCGCGCCGCCGCCACCAGCCGCTACTACGGCGAACTCTACGCGCAAAGCCTCTCCACCCTGCACGCCAAAATCTTCGGCCTCGACGACGCCACCCTCAAGTCCGTCCTCGAACGCCTCGGCGAAGCGCAAGGCGAACAACTCCTCACGCTTTACGTCAGCAGCGCCACCGGCATCAACCAAA